TGCAATGAATTTTACAGATATGTATAATCAACATAATAAAAAAATAAGCGCACATAGTATAAATGCACTGGCAAGTAGTAGTTATTATAGAGATAATGGTAAAGAATATTATAATCTTAAAAATACAACAAGATTTTTTGAAAGGTCACCATATCCAAATAGAGTCGAAGGTCACAGTATAACACCTGATACATCATCAGCTGCTGAGCAAACATTTATTAATTTCAATGGCCTTAAACCAACAACCACAGAATCTAGAATGAATATAGAAAATTCTAGTATGCTTAAAGTTAAACACAGACATCAATTTGATTTTAGAGTTGGTAAACAAGAAGTAAATACTTCTGCAGATGATTTTTCTATTTATATAAGAGTATCTGCGTCAAGATTCCAAGAAGTAATAACCGATGATGGTACGGACAATTATTATCACAACGACATAATAGGTAAATTTGACCCTAACAAAAAAGCAGCTGTTCCTTTTTCAATAAGATATATTGCCAGAAACGCACCCTCAAGCAGTGTTGCTGGGTTTCACCTTGCAGGCCCAGGAACATATCAGGCAATGATTAGTGATGGGGTCAGTACACTTTATCTTAATAGTGCACTTGTTGTAAGTGAGAGTAATACATTCAACAATATTATACTTACAAAATCTGGTAGTCATGCGTATTTATATGTTGATGGTGCATTACAATCTCAAGGAAGTATACCATCAGGTTCAAAATATAATAGAGGTGATATAACAATTGGTTCACGACCTTATGACCCAGGAACAAAATATAGAAGACGAAGAAAAGCTTCAAGATATTCTAGAAAATTTGACAATAGTATAGAATATAAAAATCATCTAAAAGGTGGTTTAAGTCAAGTAATGATGTGGAATAAAAATTTGACAGTACAAGAAGTTAATTTTGTTAATAACAATCCTACATTTGAGAACAAAGTAGGTAATGTGTTTTATCATCATGGAATAATTACACTTACATCACCAAGTGCAGGTTATAGTACCGCAATAAATCATATATTTTCTGAATGTACAATGTCGTTTAAATATACACATACAATTATAGAACATGAATATAATTGTCACATAAAAGAAAGAGAATATGGATTTACAATGAATCCAACTATTATGGATAACCATAAGCTAAATACAATAAAAACATTTACAACTCAATCTACATGGGCACCATACGTTACAACAATAGGATTATATGATAACAGTGCAAGGCTATTGGCTGTAGGTAAACTATCAAGAGCTATTAAAAAATCCCCTCTTTATGATACAACATTTGTAGTTGGATTTGATACATAAAATATGAGTCATTGGTTATATAAAGAAAAAATATTAGAAGAAGTACCTGAAAATTATTTTGGTTTTGTCTATTTAATTACTAATCTTAAGACTGATAAAAAATATATTGGTCGAAAATACTTTGGAACAACACGCCGTGTAAAAGTTAAAGGTAAAAAAAGACGTAGAGTTATAAGAAAAGACTCAAACTGGAGAGAGTATACTGGCTCATCAAAAATATTAAACAACGATATTAAAAAACTTGGAAAAGAAAATTTTAGATTTGAAATATTGATATTAGGTGAAACAAAAGGCCAAGTAAATTATCTTGAAGAAAATATACATCACAGGTTTCACGTTTCAGTAAAAGACTGTTTTTATAATGACTGCATAGGACCAAGAAGGTTTGCAAAGGTAAGGTTTTCTAATGATACAGAAAGTAAAATAAACGAAATAAAGTTTTCATAATTCAAATAATTTTATTATATTATATACATGAATAAAAGTAGACGTTTACTTAATCTTTTTGAAAGTGTGCTTGGAAAATCAAACAAAAGTGGAAATGAAGCTACATTCTTCTGTCCATATTGTAATCATCATAAAAAGAAGCTTGTAATAAATATAGTTACGCAAAAATGGCATTGTTGGGTTTGTGGTACAAAAGGAATTGGTGCTGAAAGAATATTTAAGAAATTAGGTGCTATAAATAAAATACACGAGCTCCAAACACTTACAGGCACAAGACAAACAATCGACAATGAAAAGAAAAATCAATATGTATCATTACCTTTAGAGTTTATGCCATTGGTTTCAGGAAATAAAAATAGCCCGGAGTTTAGAAATGCTGCAAAATATTTAAAGTCCAGAGGTGTATCAAAAATAGATGTACTAAGACACAATATAGGTTATTGTGAGTCGGGTGGATATAGTGGTATGATAATTATACCAAGCTATGACTATAATGGAGTCATAAACTATTTTGTAGGAAGGTCTTATTACAACACAGACTTTAAACACAAAAACCCAAAGACATCTAAAGATATTGTTGGTTTTGAATTACTCATAAATTGGAGTGAAGACATAAATATATGTGAAGGTGTGTTCGATGCAATTGCTATAGGTGAAAATTCAATACCTATATTCGGAAAATTTTTACCTAAATCACTTAAAATAAAAATAAAAGAAAATAACGTTAGCAGAGTTAATATAGTATTGGATAACGATGCAAAAACAGATGCAATAAAATTATGTGAATATTTACAATCAGAAGATATAGATGTTAGAATAATTGAAATGAAAGATAATGAAGACCCAAGCACACTAGGTCATAAAAAAATAAGACAAATGATACAAGATTCAAAAACTGTTGATTTTGCAAAATTATTGGAGATGAAACTTGGAATTTAACAAAATTGATGTAGGGTTCGACAGATTAGAAAAAGTATTACACGTTGCTGATATACATATAAGAAATTACCAACGACATAAAGAATATAGAAAAGTATTTAGACGGTTATATAAAGAAGTTGATAATTTACCGAAAAATTCTATAGTATATGTAGGTGGTGATATCGTACACAGTAAAACTGATATATCGCCCGAGTTAATAAAACTTACAACAGAATTTCTTAAAAACTTAGCCGACAGAAGGCATACAATTGTTATTACTGGAAACCACGACGCCAATCTAAATAATTCATCTAGACTAGACTCACTTTCTCCTATGATTGATTCAATGAATCATCCTCAATTACATTATTTAAAAGATTCAGGAATTCACGAAATTGGTGATACACACTTTGTAGTATTTAGTATATTTGACGACCCAACAACTTTTATTAAAGCCAAATCATTTGACGCTAAAACTAAAGTAGCTTTATTTCACGGAGCACTTGACAAATCATTTACAGACGCAGGATATAGAGTTGACAGTGATGATGTAAAAATATCTATGTTTAATGGATATGATATTGCTATGCTAGGTGATATTCACAGGAGACAGTTTTATGATAAAAATGAAACTATATTACAAGTAGGTTCTTTAATACAGCAAAATTTTGGAGAAGCTTTTGATAATCATGGTATTGCAATATGGGATATTAAAAATAGAAATGCAGAGTTTATAAACTTTAAAAACGTACATGGTTTTTATACAATAGACATTAATAATGGTAAGTTACCAAATATAGATAATATACCTAAGTACCCAAGAATTAGATTAAAGACTTGTAATACAACACAGGCTCAACTAAAAGATATAATAAAAGAAATAAAAGGAAGATGCAAAACAACAGACATTGTAATAATTAAAAATGACAAGCTGAATGCTCAAAATAAAACAACAAGGTCTGTAACAAGAGATATTAGAAATGTACAATACCAAAATGAATTACTTGAAGAATATATTGGTACAAATTATGATGCAGATGACGAAGCAATAAGAAGAATAAAAAATATAAACACAGAGTTAAATAAAAATCTTTCTAACATTGAAATATCAAGAGGTGTCAATTGGAAACCAAAAACATTTGAATTTTCAAATATGTTTAGTTATGGTGAAAATAACACTATAGATTTTTCTAAGCTTAGAGATGTAATAGGAATATTTGCACCTAACCATGCAGGCAAATCTGCAATATTGGATTCGGTTATGTTTTGTATATTCCATAAATGTTCAAGAACAAAAAGTGCATCAGATGTACTAAATAATAAAAAAAGAAATTTTTATTGTAAACTTAATTTTGAAATAGATGGCGTACAATATTTTATAGAACGAAAGGGTAAAAAAGAAAAATCAGGACATGTTAGAGTTGATGTAGATTTTTGGATGATAGGTGATAATGACGAAATAATTTCTCTTAACGGAGAGCAGCGAACTCAAACAGATAAAAACATAAGAGGCTATCTAGGTTTATATAATGACTTTGTATTAACATCAATGTCAATACAAAATAACAATACAGGATTTATTGACAAGACACAAGTAGAGAAAAAAGATTTGCTATCACAGTTTTTAGATATAACTGTATTTGAGGAGCTATATCAATTAGCAAACGAAGAAATAAAAGAAGTTCAAATACTTCTTAAAAACTTTGGAAAAACAGATTATGCCGAGCAGTTAATTGAACAAGAAGAAAAGCTTATAGAATATAAAGATATATATGAAAAATTAGACCAGACAAAAAAAGATATTCAAAAACAATATTCAAAAAAAGAAGTTCAGATAAAACAAAAAACAAAGGAACTTAAGAATATTACTATTGAAGACGACATTGATAAATTAGAACGAATAAAAAATATGTGCGAAGAAAATACCAAAGCACATAATTATAAGCTTAGCAAATATAGAGATTATACAAAAGAAAATAAAAAGAAATATTCAGAAACAAAAATAAAGCTTTCTAAAATTGATATACAAAACTTAAATGCTAGACGAGACTCTCTTGATAAAGAAAAAGAAAATAATTCAAATTTGGTTAGAGAGATTGAAGTAAAAAAAGTAAGTGT